CATGTAGTTTGCATATATCGTCTACACATACAAAATCTCTAAGATAGTTATTACTATCTTCAAATAACTTAATTACACCGTTGTCTTTAGCTTGATATGCAAATTTAGTATACGGACTTGCTTGATCACCTTTGTGTTCTTCACCTTCTCCGTAAACATTAAAGTAACGGAAGCCTTGTATTTTAATATCAAATTCATCTATGTACTGATTTAAAAATCTATCAAACAAATACTTTGACCATGCATAAGGACTTTGCGGCAGTAATGGACCGTTTTCAGTAAAATGTGTAGTTGGTCCGTAAACACTTGCACTAGATGCATATTGTAAATTAGTACCAAAGTTTTCGCATACTTGTGCAAGTTTTAAAGTAAACTCAAAATTTTGTTCTAGTATTTGATTTACATCAGTATATGTAGTTGAGCTAATAGCACCTAAGTGTATGCACCAATCATAATCTTCTGTACTAGGTAGTATGCCAGGTTGCCATTCCCATCCTTCAACTTCGTGTCCTTGCTGTTGCAAATAGCTTGCAACATTTTTACCAATAAATCCTTCGTTTCCTGTAACTAATATTCTCATTTGCTTGCCTCTATAATATTTGTAGTTGAATAACCTTCAACTGTAGGAACAAGATGCACATCAGCCAAATCATGTCCTACAACTTGTTCTACTGTGTAATCGCCGCCTTTTACAATAACGTGCGGAACTACCTCTTTAATTAATCTGTACGGGGTATCTTCGTCAAATACAATTACTTCGTCTACCCACGGTAATAATTCTAATTGCCTTTTACGTTTGTCTACATTATTAATAGGACGCTTAGGCCCTTTAAACCGCCTAACACTCTCATCTGAATTTATGCCTACGATTAGTTTTCCACCCAGTGATTTTGCTTCAGCTAGTAGCTCAAAGTGACCTGTGTGTAGTATATCGAAGCATCCATTAGTAAACACTATGCGTTCTTCAAGATCGCTTACAGTAAGTGTGTGTGTGCCCGTGTGCTTAACTGCTTCTCTAGATCCTTTAACAGCAATCTCTAAACAATGTTTGTGAGTATATTGTTTAGTTAACCCGTATACAAATGCTGCTAAGAAACAATCCCCTGCTCCAGTAACGTCTGATACTTCTACAGCTTCGACTGGTATATCGTAATGTGTATTATCTATTGTAGCAACTACATTATCACCTGCATTAGTAGTAATAATATTGCCTTGCCAGCTATTAAATCCAAACTTAGTAAATTCACTATGATTAGGTTTTATTAACCAAACATCTTTATAATGGTTGGCATGTTCTTTAGGATCTACAATTATTTTACAATTAAATTTGTTAATGTGTTTGATAATTTTAAGTGACTCGTCTAACACGCCTTTATTATAATCACTTAATATGACATACTTGTATTCTGAAAAGTCATGTAACTCTATAGTTTTTAATACTAATGTACTGTCTGCATGTTTATCATCGTCAATGCGTGTAACATAATGTCCGTCACAAATTACTCTAGTTTTAATGCTACTAGGCTGTTTAGTTTCAAATAGTGTTACGTCGACACCTAGGCTTTTTAAGTTTTCATAAACAAGTCCTGCGCCGCCAAGTGTTTCAACTTCGCGCTGATACTTAACTATAGGTACAGGTGCCTCAGGACTTAGACGGTCTGAAGTGCCATAGATATATTTGTCGATTATTACATCACCAAGAACTAATACTTTCATGTTATTATTATACTATCTTTTAGGTTAGTTGTCAAGTAAATTAATTGTTTGAAAAACAGTATCTAACTTGGTTAGATTAACTTTACTTTGAAGTGTATTACGTAATCCGTGATGCAGGGGCTTTGGCCATTTAGTGAAGCTACACCATGCATATCCATTATGTTCTATATTAAGTTTAGGAATAAATTCTTCTTGAACAACACACAGATATGTATGAAAGTAAAATTTGCTATCAGGTGATATAAAACTTTCTAAAGGAAGTGTCTTTTTAATAGCAGGCAGAAATCCAATTTCTTCTTCAATTTCTCTTTTTAACCCTTCAAATGGAGTCTCAGCACCTTCGTTTGTGCCGCCAACAAGTCCCCACAGATTATTACGCTTGCCTTGCGCTCTGTGTAAGAATAAGAATCTGTTTGTATCTAGTGTGTAAAATAGCGCACCGCTACATGTAATACGATTGTTCATACATATAATTAGCCTGCAAGTTCAATTCTCCATGACCCAACTGGATAATCGCCATCAACAGATTTTAGCCATTCATTGTCATTAAATCTATATTGTACACTTGTATTTAGATTTGTGGTATATGTAACTGCTGTTGCAGCACTTGCATCAAACACAATATTCCACTTAGTTCCGTTCCACTCGATAATATCATTTGCGCTTGCCACAATTCCTGTGCCGTCTGCATTTTGCCAAGCAACTGGTATATTAGTTGCAGTATCATCACCTAAGTCTTCTAGCAACAATAATCGTAGCCCAGATACTTTAATACTTGTCGGATTAAAACTAACTGGATTAATAATATAATCAATGCTAGTTCGAGCTGCTATTACAGTATCACTAGGAAAACTATCAGCATCCCAGTTTATTAATATCTTAGTTTCATCAAACGGACTTAGTGTAAACGTGCCTGTTACAGTGCTATCATTATCGGTACTTGTAAGGTGCATACGACTAACATCAGCAGCATATATTCCTGGAAGTGCTTCAAATATTTCTCTCCAGTTCTTATTACCGACTATACCATTTGAGTATAGTTGGACTGCATCAATATCTACGTACACACCATACTTGTTGTAATTAACATTTGCCATTTGTTCTGTAACAAGTGAAGTGGCTTTATTGCCAAATTTGTTGCTTGATACACCTGCTCTTGCAACATCATCATATTGATTTAATTGTGGAACAGTAACCCCGTCTTCAATTGTTCCACGTTCTTCGTCAAACATGCTTGTAATAATATTAGTAATAACGCCCATTTTGCGTACTTTTGTTGGAGGACTAATGTAAATTGGCACAGTAAATGCTAAAGTAGAAATATCTATTTCACTATCTACACCAACAGGTACACTTCTATTTGACCATGTTACATTTTCTAAATTAACAACAGTGATACTAGTCCAGTCGATAAAATTCTCAGTTGTTTGCATTTCTAAACTTGGATTAAACAATACAAGTATTTGCTCTAATAACTGCAATTTTTGATCAGTGTTTGACGTCCATATATCTGCATTAATGCGCATCATATACGGTGTAGGTATTAATCTTTCAACTGTGTAGTTTTTTCCCTGTACGTTAAGATATTCGCCTGCATCGTTGTCCCACTCGCGTTCTCTAATATTAGTTTTGCGTGTGTATGTTGCATCAGTTAGTCTGTCTTTATCTAGTTCTAGCCCAGTTAAGTATACTGCAATACGAGGAGCACTAGGTAATTTATTTTCTGTATTTTCTCTAATAATATTTGATACTTGGCGAGTTAGATCACCGTAAGTTACTGGCACATCTTTTTGTATTCCTTTGCCATCTTGCACAGGAAAGTTACTCAAAATTCTCATCATTTGAGTAATATATCTTCTTACTTGACCGTCATAAAAATGTTGCATTAATTATCCGCCGTAGGTTTCTTTGGTTTAAGTGCCTTAGAAAGACTTTGTCTTTCTTGAACTGTTTCGCCACTAATTTGACTAGTTTTGGTATTATTAATAAAGCTAGACTTGTAAGTCTGTCTTTCGAGTGTATTACTTAGTGACATTCTAATATCATCCTGCACTTTAACCCAACGTGCTCCGTCATATCGGAACATTCTATTTGGTAAAAAGTCTGTACGTAAAAAATAGTCGCCGCTTACATTGTTCCGAGGAAACTGTATTCCAAATCCGAATGGTGCGCCATTTGGAGCACTATCACCTGTGCCAACTAAGTAGCCTGTATAACCTTCACGCTCTGGTCTATTAACTACATCGTCTGCACTAACTACAATATTGCTTGCTTCTAAGTCAGTATCGTCAGCAGTTTGTAAATCAACACTTCCGTCATCGTTTGTACTCACTGTGTAATAGTGATTTATATCATATCCGCTTTTAGGTGAGTCAGCTTCTGCTTGTGCAACTACAGCATTAGAAATTTGCATTTCTTTTTCATAGGTTGACAGTAAATCACGTAGTGTATTATCGGTTCCGTCTTCTGCAGACAAGTCAAGTATTTCTGCGTATTCTTGTCCATCGTATATTTGCTTTAGCTTTAATCGATATAAGTGCGGAT